TACAGCTCAGTGTCAAGCGCCTGATCGATGAGCAGTGTCAGCGGGTTTCCAACCGCTTCCGCTAGGTGTGCGATCGTGGAAACGCTCGCGTTCAGCATGTTCAATTCAAGCGCAGGTGACAACTCGGTCGCCACATACGCGGCCCAGATGGTCACGATGGCGTCCATGGCGGTTTGGTCCGCGTTCCGCAACGCCCGTTCGATGTCCTCGGAGTTCATCACTTCGATCATCGCGGCGGTCAGCCCGTCCATGACCAGTGCCTCGAACTCCTCGGAACTGAGTTCGAGTTCTTCCAAGGTTTGCAGCGGGACGGTTGCCATCAGACCTCACCCGGATTCCGCGCCTGGGTGTTCGCGGGATCTTCGCCGCCCGCGTCACCTTCCGTCGACTCGGTTCCCATCTCGGGTTCAGCCTGCGGGGGGTTCGCGACGGCCGCCGCGCCCATGCTGCGTCGTTCGAGCTTGTCAGTCATCTCTTCAAGTTCTTTCGGCGTCGGCATGTCCGACTCGGAGAACCCGGATTCACGCCTGAGTGCCGCGCCGCTGATCTCCATGCGGTCATACGCCAGGATCGCGTCATCGGACTTGTCGGGTCGCTTCTCAATCTCCGAAGGGTCGTACCACATGACGATGCGCCCACCGTTGGGCCCGGTGAGCAGATCTTCCCCGAGGCGTTCGCCTTCCGCACGCAGCACCGGGGTGAGGTAGCCTTTGGTCAGCGCGTGGCAGATCATTTCGGCATCAGGGGCAATGTGCAACTTGATGCCGGACTCTTCGACTTGCGCCGCACCCCAGTGGTTCATACCGGACACGCCCAACAGGATGTCACTCGGAAGGTCAAGAGCGGTCGCAAGCCGACGAATCGCACTTTCACGGTGGGCAATCAGCTTGTCATCGATGGGGTTCGAAAGGTCCAGCGCCATCATGACATCGGACAGCTTCGTCTCTGTGTTGTCACCGAGGTCAACGCCAACGGGCAGTTTGAGCGCCGCTTCGGCGCTCATCGCGTCTTTGATACCGCGTGAGGCAACCTCGACCAGGACTTGCGCGAACGGGTCCTGCCCTTCGGGCCCGCTGGGGTTAGCGGTCTGCGGAAACGAGAGCTTGCCTCGGTCATAGAGCAGGATACCGTTTGACGCCAGACGGGACACGGTTTCCGCCACGATGCGCTTATTGATGAGGTCCAGTTCGCTCATCGACCCGAGCGCATGCGCGGCTACCGAGGTCGCGCGGTACGAATAGCGTTCGTTCGGCCGCCAGAAACGGACCACCATCGTGTCTGGCCCCAGTGTCTGCCACGCGCGTTGCGACTCACCCACGCGGAGCTGATACACCTTTTCGCGGATACGCAGCTCGTCAGCGGAGTAGACAGCCCAGATCTCTTCGCCGTCTTCATCCTCGTGACCGACTAGCCAGCCTTCACCGGGGACGTTGTAGTGCACACCCATGAGCTTCATGAGCTGCGATTGACCGCCGATACCGCCTGCGAGACGCGCTACGGCGTCCGCCGCGGGCCCTTCAGCGATCGGCAACGGCTCGTCACCGCCGGGGATGTATTCCGCTGCGAGGAGGCGCACGCGCGAAAGGGCGTTGCCTTTCCAGTTCACGGCAGCCGCGAACTCTTCAAGACGGTAGTAGTAATCCCACAACTGGTCCTGTACGGAGTCGTATTCGGGGTTATAGGCGCGGCCAGTGGACAGCACGGAAGCGGACGCTACAAGCGTGGTGCCGAACGCCGGAAGTTCCATCTGTTGTCCTAATCCCCGTCGATGCGCCCCAGGAACCCGACCACGGTTGACATCGCCAGCCATGTAAGTATCGGGTAATCGAGTCCATACGCCCACGATAGTACCACCGTAGTCGCTCCCGACACCCAGAATCCGAGGCACCACGGGCACGAGAGGAGATACGCAAGCTTCGAATTGAAGTGCGTATCTGAGCCTGCCGGGCCATGCTTCACGTACCACCGTCGTTCGAGTCCGAACCGAATCCGGTCAAAGATGGGCTCAGTGATCTTGTCGGAGGTGACTAGTCGTGTCACTCGGTAAGCCGCGAGCGATGCCAGCGCGACTAGCCACCACTCATGCATTATCAGATCCACCCTTCGGCTTACGCGGCAATGTCCTCACGAATGCGAGGACGAGCGCGCCGAACGGGATCGCCGCTCCCAGCGCAGCCTGCCACAGTGCGATCTCTTTGGCCTCCGCGTCGACATAGAACGCGAAGAGCGCGATCACAGTCAAGCCGAAGGCGTACACGGTTGCGCGTGGTCCGCTCATGACGGGCACTCCGTTTCCAGGTTCTCGACGTGTGCTTTCACGGCGTCAACCTCTGATCGCATCGCGCTTACGCTGGTCTTCACACCCTGGATTGCTTTGTCGATGTTGTCCAGACGTTCGGCAAGTCCGGGTCGAGTCTCCTCGTCCCCTGGATAGCGCTCAGGACGTCCTGCCACAACATCTATCGCAGCGATCGTCTGTCGCAATGGTCTCCACACTTTCCCTATGATACCGCCCAGTAGCGCAGCACCGACGATCCCGACCGCGGTCCACACTTCGGGGCTCAGTGCGGGCATCACCTAAGCACCGAGGAGGGCAGTCCAGGTCAGCTTGCCCACGATCCCGTCAGACGGCTTCGCGTGCTTCGCCTGAAACGCCTTGACCTGTCGTTCCGTGTTCGGGCCGAACGCGCCATCGATTGCGGTTCCGTACCCGTTCGCAGTGAGCAGCCCTTGCAACCGCTTCGTGTCGGTGCCCTTGGCACCTCGCTTGAGTGTCGGCATCGACATGATTGCCTCCCTGGTCCAATCGCTTGACGGCTTGCTGGGCTTGCTCGGGTTCGAAGGCTTGCCGAGATCGGCGATACCCCAGCCGGTCGTGCTGTCGTAGTCGCGCGTGCCTCGACCATCCGGCCCGTTGCCCACGGATACGTGAACATGGTGGTCATGTGGGTTCGATCCGTGGTAGTCACGCGCCTCGAAGCCGTTGCTTCGCTCGTAGATCTTCCGATTGAAGATCACGTATCGCATGTTCGGGTGAGGGTGCACCACCAGATACGACACGAACGCGGGCAGGTCCAGCCCACGATCTCCGAGGATGTCAGCGGCACACACAACGTCACAGCATTCGGACGGGTTGTGATCGCTGTACCCCCTTTGGTGTTCCTGGTCGCCGATCGTCCACACGGTCGTCCCCGAGTACCTGGCCTCGATCTCGTCACGTAGGACTACGAGGCTCTTCGCCAATCGCCAGTCACTTGACATGGCTGTCACCTCCTGTTTCTTTTGTAATCGTTGCGTCACCTGTCTAAAGACGGTATCACAAACGAGAGCACTGCTCTTACTTTCGGGCACACAAAAGCCCTGGACGTTAGTACCGTCCAGGGCGTCGTTCGGTTGAGTTACGCTGCGAGCGTGTGCGTTTCTGCCTTCCGAAGCGCGTCGAGTGCGAAGCGCGAAGCGCGCATCTTCGCCACCGCGAGCGAGCCGGGAACCGCGGCATACGTACCGTACACCAGGCGGGACAGATCAGGCCGGAAAGCCACGTAGATGTTCGCTGACCAGTAGATTCGCCCATCAAGCTCGTAGACCTGAGAGTAGGTGCGGTTCGTGCGGGCATCGTTGGAGTAGTGGCGCAGGTGGCGAGTCTTGACCGCACCCGTCCACGCGTTCGTCTCTTCGACAGCTTCCCAGGTATTGACGTTCATCGTTTGATCCTCTCATCGTGTACCCCCTAGCCTAGCATCCTCCAGCGAGCGTCGTTCTGTGGGAACCCTACAAAAGAATTCACTGATACTTGTAACGAGATTCGCTGGACACCCGACCGGACACCTGCCTAGACTGGAGACACCGAAGACACACGACGCAAAGGATGCAAGATGCACACCGACTACGAAGTTGATGTTACCGACGCTAACGGCGAAGAGTTCACTTGCTACGCCACGTACAACACGGGGCAGTTCGCGAACCCTGAAGCGTGGCTTCCGATCCTCACCAAGGAGATCATTGCGGACGGGTTCGCTGCTCCGCTGCGATTCGGTAAGATCCGCACCATCGAAGACGACAAGTAATAAACCGACAAACGACGCAAAGGACAAAGATCATGTCTGCTCTCGCTCTCCTCAACCAGGCCACCACGATGCGCAACCTCGACCGCAAACGCGCCCTCCGCGCTCGTCAGGACGGTGACCTCACCAACGCTGCGAAGTTCGCCACCCTCATGCTCGCCTGGGAGATGAAGGCCCGCACCTACGCCAACGCGGTCGGAACCCGTCTCGTGTCGATGACCGACAACCCCGGTGCCCTCATTCCCGAGATCTTCGTTTCGCGGCTGCCCCGATGACGATGACAATGAAAAAGCCACTAGTCTACACCGTGGAACTACCCCCGCTGGGTGGCGATCACAAGCTGTTCACGCCGATCATCAAGACACGTGACGGGTACCGCTGCACCAACAACTGCGGACGGACCCCGCCCGCGAAGATGCTCAAAGTCGTCCGGCGCGTCTGGTTCCAACCGGACAGTTACGACAACCTCGAAACGGTGTGCCAATGGTGTGCACGCGAGCAAGACAGGGACTAGCGATCTGCTAGACTGAACATGCCTATGGGGCTATGCAAAGGGCTCGACATCGGGGGATGCCGAGCCCTTTCAGCGTGTCAGGCGTCCGTCGATCGGCGTCGGAATCGAGAACGGCAATCCAGGGATCTGCGGACCGCCGAAGTGGCTATAGGCCCCTGAAATCTGGTCCAAGCGGGCCCCTGCATACGCCTGCCTGGGGTCGTGCGCTTCCGCGTTTCCGGTCCCGTCGTAGAACGCGAGGAGTAGCGCGTCGGCGATGTCGGGGGAGCGCCCGAGGCGTTCCCGGATATCGTCCTTCGCCTCGATCAGGATCTTTCCCGAACTGTCGGCAATCTTGTATCGGGGCACCGTCAACTCAGCTATGGCGTCATTGTCCAGCGAGGCGAGCGACCACGCCTTATTGCGGGACAGCTCGCGGCCGTTCCAGTACGCCTCGGCGCGGATGTTCGCGAAGCGCTTCGGCTGTGTCGACCGAGACGCGAAGTTGACACCCTGCACTTTGCACTTGCTGCCGCGCTCTTTCAGGACTTCACGCAAACGACCTGAAACACCCCACCCGACGC